TTATGGGCAATATCTGGACAACTCAGCCACAGGATTAAAGCGCACAGCATCCTGTAGATAATCCGGTGCAAAATGGGCATAAGTCATCGTCTGCTGAATAGTGCTATGTCCAAGTATTCTCTGCAAAGTGATGATATTCCCACCATTAATCATGAAGTGAGTGGCAAAGGTATGCCGTAAAACATGTATCGACTGCCCTTCAGGAAGATCGGGCCTCACCTTTCTGATAGCAGCTCTGACAGCTGCATAACTTGGATAAATTAAACGACCAGTGGCCTTTGTTTTAATCATGCACTCCAGTTCTGACGATATAGGTATAACGCGACGCTTCCCATTTTTGGTTTCCATAAAAATGACTTTGCCGCTAATAACATGCTCCCCCTTGATATTTGCAACCTCACTCCATCTTCCACCTGTTGCCAGACACAACAAGACAGCTTTTAATTCATCACCAGATAACAACTCCAGTAATCGTGGAATATCTTCATGATACAAATAAGCCATTTCAGGCTGTTTGATATTAAGTTTTTTCACATCATGAAACGGATTAGCCCCAGAATATTCCTCTGCGTCAATTAGTTTTGTGAAGAAACCACTCATCATTGCGCAATAACGATTAACCGTGGATTGTTTTATTCCGCGGTTAAGCAACAATAACCGATAATTAATTATGTTCTTACGAGTAAGTTGGTCGCTGCGTGTAACATTAATACTTTCAAGATCACTAATGACCGCAGAAATACGCACTCGCTCCATCGCACCGTAAGGATGATTTTTCCCGTGGTATAGCCACCAACAATCCAGCAACTCCCTCAGCGAGCGCCGTTCTGTTGGCTTATCAACCCAGTCTTTGTCGTGGTAATGCTGCAATACATGACGCTCATACAAAACAGCCTCACCACGAGTATCAAATCGCCGCCTGAATCTTTTTCCTTCTGATCCAGCTGGCCGCACGTCCACACAAAATTTGCCATTAGCGAGCTTCTTAATCGACATAAGGAAGCCCTCCAATGAAAACATCATCTTGATCACAGCTCTGGGAAATAAATGCCTGGTGAACCGTTAACCAGTCTTCTTGCCGGAGCGGGATGATTCCGCTTCGCCTTGCCCAATGTGTGCGAGAGCCGGTACAACCTGCCCGGCCTTGGGTTCAACTTCATCAAACAGAAACCAGTCGCGGTATTTAGAAAATCTCGGGTGCTTGAAAAGCTTGATAGTGATCTCAAGGCCAGGAAGGTTACGACCATACTCATAACTGGTCAGAGCAGAATAAGAAATTCCAATCATATCAGCGAATTCCCGCTGAGTGAGATCTTCAGATTTGCGCATGACGCGAATTTTTTGAGGAATGTCCATTTGACAAACTCCTACATATGTGTAGATTAACACCACATATGAACAGCAAACAAATGTTCTAAGTGGTTCCAACTAGTGCCAATTAGAAAGAGCACCAATGGCGGAGGATATCAGATGCAAGAAAGCACTCAAAACGCGCCTGAGTCACTTTGCGGAACACGATGCGATCACCTGTCAGAAATGCCAGAAGGTGAGCATCAAAAAACAGGACGCAAAGCACGTGAACGTGAAGAAATTCGACTTTCAGAAAATCCCTCGCATCTCCTGTCAAAAGAAGGGTTTGCGATGTATATCGGAAAGACCGTTGATGCCATCGTAAGCATGGCAAAAGCAGGAAAGCTACCTGCGGTGTATATGGCGGACCCTCTCAAGCCAGGCGGAAACGCTGAACTCTACATCAACAGAAAAGCGTGGGATGAAGCATGCGATCGCCTCATCGAAAACGCACCTCAGGAATGGCACGACTGGGAAAACCGTCTGTTTTTGTTTAAGCCAACAAGTGGCAGACGAAACAGAAACATCAACGGTAAAGCAGCATAACTCAAACCATAATTCATTTTAGGCGGAGTATTTTGATATGAAGGAACGGTGCAATTCTTCACAGCAGCGCTTCCGCAACGGTGCGGAACGCCATGCTAACCGTTTCGCCACCAGTGCATCACGCAGCGGCTCTCGCTACAGCCTGAGCGAAACACACGCAACACCAGACGGACACGCTGTAAAACAAATCGGCGAGCATACCTGGCTGATTGAGAAAGCTGGAATCGTGGTCCACAAATGCCCGCGCAATCCGTTTACCGGAAACCGCATTTTTGCACTAAGCAGCGGCGACAATCAGTTCGGACAGGATTTCACATTGTACGAAGCACTACGCACGGTTGATCGCCTGCTGCGTGGACAGAGTTTTATTAAACAGGCTGATTTATAACAGGTGCTTTATGACTAAAGACCATACTCAAGGTGTATTTATCCGCTTTATTGATTTTCGCGGTGAACTGTTATTACGCGCATCCGCTATTGATGGAGTGGCTCCGGCGGGGAAAAACGGAACCGATGAAGCCACTTACGTTTATCTGAACGGCACGCGACTGATCGTGGAACTTCCGTACCAGACCGTACGCGAAATCATTAGCGAAGCTGAAAAGGCTCGTCAGGTTAATGGCGATAAACCCTATATCGAAATTATTTGTATGGATTCAGAAGCAGAAATCCAGAAGGCAGATTAAAGGGTGTGCGATGGACAAAGAATATAAAGCTCTTGTCAACAAAGCACTTGAGCGTTTTTATTTTCGCCTAAACACATCAGGGGCCCAGGCAGAACACGCAGCCCATGATTCATTAGCAAGGGCAATCAGAAGCCTTTATGACGTGGCTTTTTACGCTGACGATTTGGATGCAATTAACGAACTCTCCGAACTCGTCTGCGCTGCAGAATGCGGTGAACGCATTGAACCGTATAAACTGGGGAATATCGTATGAGCATATTTATGTCATGGCTTGTTCTGATTATTTCGGTGGCCTGCGCAATCGGGATTATGCGAATTATTCATTCAGTGAAAAAGATTGAGAATTTTTTCTCTGACGAATAACAGCACAAATAAAACACCAGATTAAATAAGAAAACGTGAAAACCATCCGAATTAGCGGAGGCATTCACACACGTAAATAATGGAGATAGAAAAATGAACGCAAAAGAAAAAGGCATTGTAACTGCGCTAAAAAATATATCGAAGACCGCAAACAGAGCCATTCAGGATGCAACAAATGCAGGAATGATTGGGCCTGCCACCACGGCCATGATGATAACAAGAATAACCGCCGAAGCAGCCGAAATCATCGAAAAACAGGATGCTGAACTAACGGTTCTCAAAACACAACCAACCACCAGACTGAATTTATCTGACATTGGACACCTTATTCATATTATTGGCTCGGAGCTACAGCAATACATCATTATCGCCGAATTGCAGGACAAATACCTGATTACCCCTTACCCCATAAGAGAGTCAGAAGTTCTGACAAATCTCCGCCTGATAGAACGCACTCAGGCCGCATTCATTGATGGCACGCAACGTGCCGTATTTAACGCATAGGGCTATTGGACAAAGAGAGCGTAATGGCAATTAAGCATTTTCCCGTCGTTCGCTTTACCTCCAGAGGGCGCGAATACGAGGTCGACGAACGCCTGATTACCACTATCGACAAACACCGTTCAGAAAAAGATGCACATCACATCTATCTCACTGACGGCACTTACTTCTGCGCCACGAATGTGGCGCGGGTGAACCTTATCCGACAGGTACAGGAGTCACGCAGATGACCATTCTGGACTACATCGCCGCCAATCCGGGTTGTAGCGGTGGAGAAATCGCCGCAGCACTGAATACCCCAACCACAGCCATTAATGCGGAGTTACGCCAACTCTGGCGCGACGGCTTAGTCATCAGAGAAGAACGCAAAACAGGCGGTCGGTTCTCTTACCAGGTAAACCCGATGCCGTTCGGGTGTGGCAACCCACTTACTCACATGTTTAACCAGCTACTGAAGGAAGCCAGAGCATGAGCACCATCAACCACCAGGAACTACGCGAACTGGCGACTGACCTGCAACGAATGGCAACGCATCAAAAATTACTGGCGTTTCGCGCAATGCTCTCGCCGTCTGCTGTGCTGGCACTGCTGGATGAGCTGGAGCACGCCAGAACCATGGCTCCAGCCATTCGCCTGACGCTCCATCATGAAATCGCTGATTTCTGTGCACCACTGGGTTCACCTGGCGAACCGGAAACACCGGAAGCAATGCAGCGAGAGCTGCTGCAACGCATCGACAAGGTTTTTGATTTTTTCCTTAACCAGTAAGGGACCAGAGCATGCACAAAGCCTTTGAACGATGGATGCATCAGCGTTACGGCAACCGCTACGACCTGACAAGAGATATCGATGGCTACTACTGCCGCGAAATTGTGAAACGAATGTTTGAAGTGTGGTGCCACCACCGCGGTTTATACGCCGTGTAAAGCACCACCACTAACGAGGTAAAAAAATATGCATAACTTCAAACTCAAACCAATGAGTACACCTGGCGTGGCTCCGGCACATGTAAAGCCATGGACACAACAGGAAGATGAAATGCTTATCTCGCTTTATCCGGAGTGCAACACACGCCAGATAACCGAACAAATTCAACGAACCCATGACGCAGTTATGCACCGACTAAGTTTTTTACGTGATCGTGGATTGATTGGTCGCAAAAAAAAGACTCTGAGTGCAAAGGAGATCGCCTTTCTCATTGAAAACCGCCGCACCAGAACGGCACGGGAACTGGCCGCCGAGGTGGGATGCACCATTCGCACCGTACAAGTGCACCTGAAAAAACGTGGTTACAGCCTGCGAAAATGCGGAGGACTCCACCACCTGACCAGATACAGCGATCACCTGGTGGAACTGGTGACTGAACTACATGATGAGCAGCACATGACGTTCGCCATGATAGCAAAACACATTAATCACACACTGCAAATAAAAGTCACCACTCGCACAGCACGTTTTCTTTACGGTCGCCGCACCGCCGCTGACGCCGTGCTGTACGAGCTATTACCAAACTGAGTAATCATCATGCACACACAAAAAAACCGCTTGCCATGCCGCAATCAGTCAGGTTACATTTCCGCTGCATCTCATAAAACGGGTGCCGGGATTGGAACCCCGCAGACTAACAGAGCGCACAACCGCGCCAGCGGTTTTTTTGTGCGTACCGTATCGCCATGTCTTTTTCGCACACGAATTATGGTGGGGCGTACAGGGCCAGCATCAGCTGGGCCGGGTCCTCTGTTAGCCGGTAGTTCCAACCCTGTGCGTCTCACCACCCCGAGCTTGGAACCTCTGGATGGTGAGTTTTCAAAACTGACTAACAGAGAGGCCACACCATGGCAAACCGCAAACAGCACCGCGCTATCGCGGAGCGTCGTCACATCCAGACTGAAATCAACCGCAGACTTTTCCGCGCATCACGCGTCGCGCAAATCATGCACATCAATATGCTGCATGAACGCAGTCATGCGCTATCAAACACTTATTCCGCCTCTGTTTTTAGCTATCTGGCGGATGATTTGTACGAGCTTCAACAGCTCATCCAGCAGCAAAACAAACTCCATTAATTCTGGTTCCGGGCCTTTCCTGCACCTTGCGGCGGGAGGCCTTCGCACATCTGTAACAAGAGGATTGCCGCAATGATTCTCGCAGAAAACTTTATTGACTGGCTGATGAACACAGAGCGCGATCTTGCCGTTCGCGTGCGTGACCGTTATGACATGTACCTGAAATCCCTGCCTGTACCGCAGCTCGCTGACGGAAAGATTGTTATTGATGGCCGCTACATGATTGACAGCCACGAGGGAAATTACAGGCTTTACCGCATTGAAGGCGGCACCCCGTCCGTTATTGGCATTTACCAGTGCCCATCCTCTGCGATCGTCGATGTGATTGCAGACAGCATCCGCATCACACATCGCTATGCCGACACAGAAGACACCGTGCTGGAAATTCAGCGGCTGGCTACCGTTTGCCGTGACACTCTGGACGGTATGACGAAGTAAATCAGTATGACGACAGAGTACATCAGGGACTGGCAACAACCGCGCCACACAGTAGGACGTGAAGGAACGGGGATCCCCGCACCTGAATCCGCACTTTCCTCCTGGCTGGATGCCTACCGGGCAGAGAACGAGCGCCGCCAGGAAATGGCTGACGCGGCGTTCTCCGCCACACCGCTGGGCAACCTGATTAATAAAAGCCTGGACGCACAGGAAAAGCAGGACAAAACCATCACACTGGCCAGAGAAGCCAGAAAACAGGCACGCGGTGCGGTGGATGAAGCCATGGCCTCGCTGCGCCTGCTGCCGTCCTATCTGCGCGATACGCTTATTCGCCACCTCTCCTTCCTGCGCAAAAAACAGGAAGCCGATCGCCGGAAAGGCAAAAAGAGCTGGCAGGCTGAACGCTACGCGCGCGGAACCCTGCGCAAAATATTCGAACGTCTGGACCGCACCGACCACCGCTGGCTGACACCGGGTTATCGCTCTCTTGCCGGACGCGAACGCCTGGACGATTTGCTTTACCTGCCGCAGCTCAACAAGCACCAGATACAGACGCTGGCTACCATGACGGCGGCGATGTTCAGCAGCACCTTCGAAAAACTCTGTGATGGCTTTGGCGCGACCGATGGCGAGCTGACCATGGACGTAACGCTGAAGGCGTATCAGATGCTGGCCCGCATGGCGTTACACCTGCACGCCATGCCTCCACATTATGACGCACTGACAACAGATAAAGACCGGAGGAACGAACCGGACACGGAGCTGCTGCCGGGCGCAATCCTTCGCCTGACCTGTGCGGAATGGTGGAAACGCAAACTGTGGCTGTTACGTTGCGAGTGGCGGGAAGAACAACTCCGCGCCGCCTGTCTGGTTTCCAGAAAAACATCGCCCTATCTGAGCCAGGACGCGTTAAGCGAGTTTCGCGCACAGCGCGAGAAAACACGCGATTTCCTGAAAAGTTTCATGCTGGAAAACGAAGACGGGTTCACGATTGATCTCGAGACAGTGTATTACGCGGGAGTAAGTAACCCGGTTCACCGTAAGGCAGAAATGATGGCCACCATGAAGGGACTGGAACTTCTGGCCGAAGCCCGTGGCGACAAAGCGGTGTTTCTGACTGTCACCTGCCCGTCAAAATACCACGCCACAACAGAGAACGGTCATCCGAATCCCAAATGGAACGGGGCCACCATGCGCGACTCCAGCGATTACCTGGTTAACACGTTTTTTGCGGCGGTCCGCAAGAAACTGAACCGCGACGGCCTGCGCTGGTATGGCATCCGCACGGTGGAGCCTCACCATGACGGCACCGTGCACTGGCATATGATGGTCTTTGCTCATCCGGAAGAAATCGACACCATTGTGTCCCACACCCGCGATATTGCCATTCAGGAAGACCGCCACGAGCTGGGCAATGATATTACTCCGCGCTTTAAGGTGGAGTATGTCGACGGCTCAAAAGGCACACCAACCAGCTACATCGCCACCTACATCGGAAAGAACCTGGACAACCGCGCCGTGGATGGCATCGACCCGAAAACGGGCAAGCCACGCGTTGACCACGAAACCGGAAAATCAATGGCCGAGAGCGTGGAGCGTGCCATCGGCTGGGCGCGCCTTCACCGGGTCCGCCAGTTCCAGTTCTTTGGTATCCCCTCCCGTCAGGTGTGGCGTGAACTGCGTCGCCTTGCCAGCCAGATGGCTCGCAACCCGGAAGGACCGCAACGGCTGAAGGATGACGCAATGGACGCGGTTCTTGCTGCCGCTGATGCCGGATGTTTTGCCACCTACATAGAGAAACAGGGCGGCGTACTTGTTCCACGCAAAGACTACCTGATTCGCACCGCCTACGACCTCGCAGATGAGCTGAACGATTACGGCGAACAGAGCGTACAGATTTACGGGATCTGGTCACCACTCATCGGGGAATCCTCCCGTGTGTGCACGCATCCGGATAACTGGAAGCTGGTAAGACGCAAACCGGAAGCGGAAGACAGCACCCGCGAAAATGGTTTTGACCTTCAGGGCGGCCCTGCCGCCCCTTGGACTCGTGGCAATAACTGTCCCCGTGTACAGGAAACGGACAACAGCGGGACAGAACAGCCGGAAGAACGGCCAACACCGTGGCCGCAGTTCCCTGACGGCATTGAAGTGAACGAATGGATGCGCTCACTGAAACGGCACGAACGCCGGGCGCTGATGCGTTCGCTGCGTGACAAACAGGCAAAAAACAGCAGTGATGAAATGCAGAGCTGGACACAGAGCCGCAAACAGCAGCGGCCTTTGCCTGATAACCACGAATTACTCGCTAAAGAATGGCGGGAGTCTGCTGAATCTCTCGGCCTGCATATCGGTGAACATCAGATGCAGCACCTGTTACGGGGCGGCAGCCTGTACGTTGACGGCAGCATCATTGCACCGCAGGGATTTGAAATTGTACGCAAACCGGATACCCGCCCGGACAGCCGAATCACGCAGCTCTGGCAGCGCCTGAGCCGTAATCACGGCGTAAGCAGCACGGAGATCCGCCATAACCCGGTTGCCAGCTATCTGGAACAGCTGGGGGCATCAGACCCCGAAGCCGCCGCACGCCTGGCATCCACACTTCAGCAGGACCAGAACACCATGAAAACCCCCGTTACCGTGCTTTCTGACATGCTGCGCGCCATCCGTGACGCAGAGCACGCACAGAGAATCAGTGAAACCACTGAACGCGCCCGCCGCAAAGCAGACCTGCTGCGGGGTGGCCTGACCAGTGGAAACAAAAAGCAGACAGAAACGGGATTCACAAATCCCGTAAATGAGCAAAAAACGCGCCGCGATATATGAAGCGCGCACAAAACAGGCGAAAACGGGATTTCAGAATCCCGTAAACGATTAATTAATCAACATAAGGAAAAGCTACATGAAAATTTGTATCGACGACGGCTCCACCAACATCAAGCTGGCATGGACTGAGAACGGCGAACGCCGCAACGCCATCAGCCCGAACAGCTTCAAGTCGGAATGGTCTGCGCCGTTCGGTGGCACGCAGCCCGCGAACTACATGCTTGATGGCGTGCGCTATGGTTTTGATCCGGTCAGCGATCGCTTTGTCCAGACGACCGACACGCAATACCAGTACAGCGATGTGAATGTCATTGCCATTCATCATGCGCTGGTCAAATCAGGCATCACGCCACAGGAGGTGGATGTGGTTGTCACCCTGCCACTGAGCGAGTATTTCGACACAAACGCACAGCCGGACATGGCCAACATCAACCGCAAAAAAGCGAACGTCATGCGCCCGGTGGAGTACCAGAACGGTGAGGCATTCACTATCCGTAACGTGCGGGTTATGCCTGAATCCATTCCGGCTGGCTTTAAGGCACTGGCTGACATGAGTCCGTTTGAATCCCTGCTGATTGTGGATTTGGGCGGAACCACGCTGGATGTGGCAAAGGTTCAGGGACAACTGGCAGGTATCAGCCAGGTATTTTGCGATCCACACGTAGGCGTTTCCCTGATAGCCGATGCCGTACTGTCAGTGATGGCCACCAACGGTATGCGTACCAGTCACCATATCGCCAATACCATTATCGAACATCGCCACGATGAAGCCTGGCTGCGCCAGCACATCCACAATGACGCGCATTACGCCGGCCTGATGGCGGTTATTCGTGAAAAGGAAGAAACACTGAAACAACGCGTGATCCGCGCGCTGGCGGGTTTTTCGGGTTACGGGCGGGTGATGGTTGTCGGTGGCGGGGCGGAGATTGTGGCACCCGCTATCCGCGAAGCCTGCGGAGTTAATGCGACTTTCATCGCGGACAGGGTGCCACAGTTTGCTCTGGTTAATGGGCTGTACGCAATGGACAAGGAGTAAACCAATGACGACACCAACCAGACGGATAAGTTTCTATCTGAAGCCCGCCGCCGTCAAGAACGAAGGCGAAGCATGCGCCTGGCTGGACAGCCTTACACCAGAAGCCCGCAAAAGCGGCCAACGCGTGGCTTTTCTGGCCGGGCTGGCACTTCTGAAAATGAATCCGGCAGAGGCTTACCGACTGGCTGCATGGGCTGATGATGAAGCGTTATCAGTGACACAAACCAGAGCAGAACGCCCTGCGACACCTCCAACGCCAACCACACAGATAACCAGCCAGATGGCCGGGAATATCCGGGCGTTATTTCCCGAATAACACAACATCAGGGCGCATCCGCCCTGATGCCAACGCACTGAAACGATTTTGTTCCCCTCATCAGTTGAAAGCACAGCAGAATAAGGACTAACACATGACAACTTTCACCGACAAAGAACTGATTAAAGAAATCAAAGAGCGCATAGGCAGCCTGGACGTGCGAGACAATATTGAGCGCCGGGCTTATGAAATAGCGTTAGCCTCGCTGGAAGCAGAACCGGTGGCATGGACTGATGACGAGGAACTGCAAGATGTCAGGGAGTATGGTTTTGGTGAGATATTTCAGTGTCCGCCAGATAAATACGCAGACTCGCGTCGTGTAATCCCGCTGTATCGCGAGCTGCCAGCACCGGTAGTGCCGGATGAAATGTATTGGCAGGATGCGCCAGTTGAAGGCAGCAGCAAAGCGGCTGCATACGCTACAGGCTGGAACGCCTGCCGCGCAGCCATGCTTCGTAACGAAAATATTTAATTAGAATTTTCAAAAGGAGACTATGCGTGAGCGGAATAAATATGCCGTTACAGGTTGAAGTCGAGGGGCGTACATGGAAATTATTTTCTGTCGACTTTATGGCAGATGAACGGAAGTACTCATTTTATATCTATGCGATTAACCGTGAACATGCATCGTACATAGTGGACGATATTAAACGCACAGCAGAACTGTCCCCTAGTAATCTTGTGGGTATTGTGAAGCGTATTTAGAGCTGCCCAGCCCACAGGAAGACGCAGATTATCAGTTGTCTGCCGTTGAATAAGAAAACCCGGAACGGGTGCGCAAATTCTTTGTGCGCCCGTTCCGGGTTGGACAAGCGAAGCGCGTCAGTCGCCGTAGCCAGGGTGAACCCACATCGCAAATACGTTTATCGTTGAATTTAAGTGCATCAAACGTTATTTTTCGCTCGCAGACTGTATTTAAGATTTTGGGGATTCAGAGGCGGCTCCCAAAAAAGCTGATACCGCCTAGTTGGTCACTTCGTCGTCAGACTGGGACTCCAACCACGCCAGCTGAGAGGTTGGCACAATCTTCTCCCAAAAAACCCACTAACCCGCCTGCAACAACTCCAGCGCCATTTGTTTTTCTTCCGGGCGCATCCGTTCAATCAACAGCTTTAACACGCCGTTATCCAGCCCGCTGGGCACCAGTGTGTGCGAGTAGGTCAGATTCATCACCCAGGTATGTCCGCACTCGAGACGGGTGCAACGGTAATACACATCAGCAAACTGATCGGTTTTCCAGGCTGTTTTCTCAATCACTGCATGTGCACCGCAGCAATGACATCGCGCTTTCTGTCTGCGCATTTTCCACCTCCCGGAACAGCGTTTTACTGCCGCCGATTTTACCCGCTCTTTCCCCATACCGCACATCACTCCATGGGTTCATCAAAATCAAGAATAAATTTTACCTCCCCCAGTCGTCTGATATCCGGGTCGCTGTTGATCCCCTCCATAATCAGGCGGCGCATCGGGATAACCTCATCCCTGTAATATGCCTCGCGGGATTTCAGTGGGTCACCAAGCCCGGCCGTATTTGCGGGAATGATGCCGGCAAGTCCGGGTGGAAAACGGTGTGCCACGAGCTGATCCTGGGCACTGATGGTTTTTATATTCAGGAACTCATCTTTTGTACCTGAATCCCCGATAGGGATCACCTTAACGCCTTCTTTGTCTCCGCCCGGTATATTGATGAACATGGATTTAAAATTGCCCGCCCCTTTTGACCCCTCTATCTTTTTACGGAATTCCGCCTCGAGCTCGGGAGTCATATCCGGGTCAGTGGAATACAGGATATAACCGAGATGTGCGCCGTTCTTGTAATACTTGCGACGAAAGCGGGTGGCATCCACATTCAGCATGGCGGATTCCATCCCGTGGATATAATCCGGGACACCGTAAACCTGCTGTTGCGGGTCATAAATTGCCACGAACACCACTTCGCCTGGCGGATACACGAGATCTTCCAGTGCCGCCTGCACAATCACCGTGCCTCCCTCGTTGTTACGCCGCAGATACAGAGAAGGCAACGTATGCAGACGCACCACCCGACCGAAGCCGTTACGTATTTTAAGCAGCCCCATATCCCCGAATATCAGCAGATTGGTCACTGCTGCCGCCATGGCGGCGTGTGTCATACCCCCACCGCCCCGAAAACCCTGCATAATCATATTCACGCGGGCACGCAATACTGCGCCGTGATACGGCGCGATATTGGACAACATGGCGAGATCCATGCGCTCAATGGGCGGCGTGTACCAGCCGTTATAACCATCCCACAGCGAGCCGTAATAACAGCCCCATGCAGCAACCGGTTCGGGGTCACCAAATTCAATAAACGTCATTTTGCCGGCCGTTTTTTTTGCTCCGGCATCGTGTGTCACAGAATATTTCTTCTTTTTACTCATCTGGCAGGATCCATGTTGATTTGCGCTTGTGCCTATAGTTCAGGGGTTCATTACTTGCGGCATGAGCTATGGCAAAGAAGATGTCAGCGTGCCCGGTTTCTTCGCTACGTTCGGCGGTGAAGGTGACTTTATTACCACTGTTGGTGGACTCCTGACGAATGGCCAGGAACGATGCCGGAATATCTGTGGCTTCCTCATCCCACTCAATACGGTTGGCGTAAATCAGATCCAGCATCTTCATCACCAGGCGGTTTTTGGATTCAACGCTGTAATGAATGGCCACTGTTTCACGGCGGGCAAATCCCTGAACCAGCTCAAAGACACCATAGCCAAGCCCGGTAACATCAATGCCGATAAACGTCATGTTATAGCGCGCCTTAATGCTGCGGATACGCTCTGCCATAAACTGAAATGACATGCTGCGCCAGTGGTGTTTTTCCAGCACGCGGAATCGTTCTGCCGCAACCAGCGGCGGTGCCAGCACCACAAACGTGGCGTTATCGCCGGAGCGCGCAGGGTCAAAGCCTCCCCACACTTCACGGTTTCCAAATGGCATGGCATCTTCCGGGTGAAAATCCTCCCACGTACTGACATCAACGCCACAGCGCACGAGGTCATCGAATTTAAAGACGCTCTCTTTGTCATCCACAAACACGCACATATACAGCATATTGAACGCTGTTTCGTTGTACCGCTCGCGCAGCTCGTTGATGTCAGCAAGGTTAAAGCCGCCGGCAATAGCATCTTCCATTGTCACCACATAGCGCCACTGGCCATCCGGGCATTCACGCCCGCCATCGCGCAGTTCATCAAAAGACGGAAACTCAACCCCTTTTCGTTTCGGGTCGCCTTTGCGCCATTCATCGCCAGACCAGAACGGGTAGCCCTGGTGTGTTTTGGATGACGGCGTGGAGAAATAGGTAATGCGCCAGTGTTTATGGGTGGCCATCCCTGACGCCACTTCATTGAGACGGCGAAAACCGGGGATCCACAGGTATTCGTCAATGTACAGGTGGCCGCTGTTTGACTGTGCCGTGTTGCTGTTGGTCGCCAGAAAATACAGTTCAGCCAGATTACTTAACTTAACCGGATTGCCTTTAATGGGAATGCCAAACTCTGTTTGTGCAATTTTTACAATATAAGTACGGAACACTTCGGCCTGACGTTTTGATGCCGATAAAAATATCTGTGTGTCGCCGGTTAATACCGCATCTTCAAACGCCTCAAACGCAAAGTAATACGTTGCCCCAATCTGACGGGATTTAAGCAGGTTGCGTACACGGTGGGATTTGTTTTTACGCAGATGCAACTGATAAGCGAACAGTTTTTTGGTAAACGGCTCAAAACTTTCAGCAGTCAATCCGGAAACGTCATTAGTTTTGCGGGGACGCTCTTTCTTGCCTGCACCTTTTTCTCCGCGTTCTTCTTTTCCATAACAGCCAGGCTGGGGAATGTCCACTCCCATTCGCGCAATCTCAGCCATTCGTTCCGTGTGCTTGTTTCTGACCGACATCAGTTTGACGTGATGACCAATCAGGCGATCAAGCTCATCGTGTTCTTCCTGGGTCTTATGGTCACGTTCCGCCAGTACAGCGAGACGCCGGGCGATAACATCTTCCACGCCTTCCGTATTGAGCTGCGTGTACCACTCAAACTTTGTCGCCCAGTAATAAACAATTCGCGGGCTGTTCAGTCCGAGCTTCTTTTGTATTTCTTTTGGGGTGTGCCTTTTCAGGTAGAGTGATTTTGCTGCAGCAATCACTTCATCAGAGTACGCCATAAATAATCAATCTCTGCTGATGCCATTTTAATTTATGCATTTTCAGTAAAGGCCTTTTTAAAAACGAATATCGCGTTTCGGTATTTTTCGGATATATGCGTATATCCGAAAACACCGGAAATTAATCAGGTGACGGCTTTTTTATTTCCCACTTAAATAACGCTCAGTTAATTTTTATCAGCGGGTTAATTCAGATGTCGAAACTGAAAACAGACTGGGTGGTCGTAGCCACTTCAGGCCCCACTATCGACGGTCGGGAAATTGATCCAAAGTGGCTGACGGATGCCGCCGAGGTTTATAACCCGGACGAACACACTGCCATGCTCTGGCCGTTTCATGCCAGCGCCGGCTGGCGTGCTTTCACCAATAACTATGGTCTTGTTGATGCACTGAAGGCAGAAAAAGCCGGTGATAAAGTGCAACTGAAAGCCCGCCTGATACCCAACCGCTTTCTGACCGAAGCCAACGAGGCCGGACAAAAACTTTTCACCTCCATAGAGGTAAAGGAAAACTACCTGGGGACAGGCAAATTCTTTGTATCCGGCATCGCCGTGACTGACACACCGGCCAGCATCAACACCACCCGCCTGCAATTTTCGCAGGGAGATTCCATTCACATGGGGAATGCGGAAGAACTGAATTTCACGCTGCAATCTGACGACGAGCAGGCCAAACGCAGTTTCTTTTCCGGTCTTTTCTCCATGGGACGCGACAAACAGGAAAACGATATGAACGAAAAGCAGTTCGGTCAGTTGATGGACGCCATCAACAAAACCGGCGAACGTCTGGACAAACTGGAAGAAAACGTCGCGCAGTTCAGCGCGAAGGATGCCACGAAAGATACCGGTGATAACAAGCCGGAAGGCAGCGCCGGCGATCAGGGGCAGGACAACGCAGAACAGAACAACAAGGACGAGAAAACCTTCATGCTGACTACTGAGCAGGGCGAAAAGCTGTTCTCCACGGTGAACGCCATCGCGGAGAAGGTCACCAGTATGGAAACCGCATTTGCTGAACTCAGCAAGGATGCCACGAAGCTGCCGGGTAACAATCCGGCCGGTGGCGAAACTTTTAACCTGGTGTAACCGGAGAGAACGCAATGAACATGACACCAGAAGCACAAAAGCTGGTTAACCAGTACCTCAGCGAACTGCAAAAAACATTCAGTGACTGCGCTGTCTCAGGCGATCGCACTTTTTCCCTGACCGAACCACGCAGCATTGCCCTGCGTAAAGCCCTGCTGGAAAGCACGGAATTTCTGAATTTCACCACCTGCATGGATGTTCCGCACCCGCAGGGGCAGGTCGTCACCGTGGGCGAATCCACGCTGCGCACCGGTCGCGTGAAAAGTGGTCGTTTCGCCAAAGGTTCTGGCATCAAAGGCAACGAATTCAAACTCGTTGAAACTGATTCCTGCTGTGTGATCACCTGGGAACAACTCGCCATCTGGGCGAATGCCGGCAGCCCGCAGGAATTTTTCAATCTGATGAACTCCGCCGCCGTCACCAACTTTGCGCTGGACATGCTGCGCATTGGCTTTAACGGTAAAGAGGCTGCTGAAAACTCTGACCCGGAAAGTCACCCGAACGGCGAAGACGTCAACATCGGCTGGCATGAAATCGCCAAAAAGTGGGGAAAACAGCCCGGCAATACCTCCCGCATCCTGACGGATGCCGTTACCCTGGGTGAAGGCGGTGATTATGTCGGCCTTGACGCCATGGCGTCAGATCTGATCCGCACTTACATCCCGGCGCAGTATCACAACGACCCGCGACTTACCGTGCTGGTTGGTGCTGACCTTGTGGCTGCCGAAGAGCTGCGCCTCTACAACAAAGAAGACAAGCCTACCGAAAAAGTGGCCGCACAGCTGCTGACGAAGAACATTGCGGGCCGCAAGGCCATCATTCCACCGTTTATGCCGGGCAAGCGTATGGTGGTGACCATGCTGCCAAATCTGCAGATCCTGACGCTGAAGGGTTCCCGCCGTCGTAAAGCAGAAGATGTGGGCGATCGCAAACAGTTCGAAAACTCATACTGGCGTTACGAGGGGTACGCCCTGGGCGATCCGGATTTATATGCTGCCGTAGATGAGTCTGCGGTCACCATCGCCTGATAAACGGAGCGCACGGTATGCCAACGCCAATGCAGCGACAACGTGCCCGACAGATGGATGAGCGCCGTGCAGCACTCATGACCAGAACGGACGGGAGCGCTGTCAGTACAGAGAGCCAGCACATTAAGCTGCTGGCACTGAATAACGACATCAGACAACTGCACAACATGGAGCTGCTGTCTGACAAGCTGGAATTCAAGCGGAACACGCTGCTGCCCCGCTGGCTGCCACACGCACAGGCTTATCTGGAGGGGGAACGCGTCTATCAGAATCCCATTCTGGTGTACTGCATCATCTGGCTGTTCGATACCGGGCAGTTTGAGCTGGCGCTGCGGTGGACTGACATTGCCATTGAGCAGGGACAGAAGACGCCGGAGAACTTCAAAAGCGAGCTGCCAACGTTTGTGGCCCATTTCATTCTTGAATGGGCAGAAACCGAAGCTGAACGCGGGAACAGTATCGCGCCATATTTTCAGCAGGTGTTTGAAAAAATCCGCGACAAATGGCGTGTGAATGAACATCTTGCTGCCCGCTACTGGCGCTTTGCAGGCGTCCAGCTGCTGCGCGGCGATGACGGCAAACCACTGGCCAGTGCAATTAATGATACGGGGATACTGCAACAGGCTGATCAGTATCTGGAGCGGGCTGCCTGGCTGCATCCAAAAATTCAGGTGAAAACCCTGCGCCAGCGCATTGCTGCAAGACTGCGCGCGTTGCAGGGCACGTAAACGACTCCCAACAACCGGGCGGGCGCGGTGGAGGTGTGCCGGCAAAAGCCATCAGCACACTGCGGAAACCGGTCAGTCCGCCTTTCCACGGAGTGAGCATGTTTGACGGGAAAAGCATTCACTATCAGCAGGCCATTATTCAGAACGATGGATTCTGGCCGGATATTGATGCCGGTGATTTTGAAAAGAGCCGCAGTATCCCCGCCGTCACGTCACACGAAACGGTGCTGACGGCGCTGCTTTGCGCGGTGACAGAGATTAACACTGAACTGGCTGCACGCCGTGAATACTGGCAGGAACAGGGCTACATCCGGGCCACTGATATTCCGGGTTACACCGTGTTGCAACCAGAGCCGCGCAACACGGATGCACAACCTCAACGGATGCAGAACCACATTACAGCACTGTACACCAAGGCTGTGTATGCACGCGCAAAGGCCGATCTTTTGCCGGAATCTGCCAGCGTGGGGCGGCGCGAGGCGCAGTCATCAACAGAAGCCAGCGAGAGCCGCCGGACGTTGCTGGCTGAAGCAGCCATGGCGGTGCGGGCGCTGCTGGGCCGACCGCGCGCCTCCATTGCACTGATTGATTAAGGAAATGGTATGACGCAACTCGCCAGCCTGACGGCATTCATTGAAAACAATCTGCCGGCACGCGCACGCATTCCGTTCACCAGTGACATGGATGATATCACGCTCGTTCCGTTTACGAAGTCGCTGGGGCACGGGCAGTTATGTACGCAGGTCCGAAAATATACGGCCTTTCTGCGATGGGACGCATGGCCCTATCGTCAGCTCAATCCGGATTTGGTGTTTTCTCTGGTTGAAGCCTGGCTGGCAGATAACGGCGGCGACCTGCGCCAGCGCCTGGCACCGGATGCGCCAGCCGTTGACGTCGAAGCGGATGATGAAAATGAAGTGGCATGGCTGGAAATCAGTCTGCCGCTGGTTGATCCCATCACGCTGGTTGAGGACGAAAACGGCCCCATCCCCAGAGGCGGGAAACGTTACCGGCTGGAAAAACCTGAAATCTGGGTGGCTCAGGCGCATCAGCTTCACTGTCAGGTGATGCCATGACGCGCCCCGTGATTAACGAGTCACAACTCCGGCAGGTTCGTCGCGCCATCAGAGAGGCAGAACTTCCACCGGCAAAGGCCAGAAAGCTGCTGGTTCGCATTGCGAAATACGGCCTGATACCGGCTGCTCGACGCAATGTGAAAGCACAGCGAACACCGGAGGGGGCAGCCTGGGCACCACGAAAAAGACCGGATAAAGCCAGCGGCAGGTATAAAAACAAAATGCTGCTGGGACTGCCGAAACTGCTGGCCATCAGGATTGACGGCAACGGGAAAAGTGTCCGCCTTTTCTTTAAAAAAGGGAATTACAACACCGGCTCTCATGGTGGGGCGGTCGCATGGGTACAACAGCATGGCGCAATCATCAAAGGCCGCGCCACAAAGCGCCGGGACAACGAAGCCATGCGCACCCGCCCCGCCACACGACGGCAGGCGGAGCGGCTTCTTTCTCTGGGGTTTCGGGCACCCATCGGAGCGGTCAGCAAAAAAACCGGACGCAGGGGACGCAGAAAGCCCTCCCTGAAATGGATTATGGAAAACATGAGTATGGCGCAGGCCGGGCTGGTGATCAGCATTCTGAAAGGCGAGCAGAAAAAGCGTGTATGGGAAATCAAAATCCCCTCCCGCGCATTTCTGGGCGCCAGCGATGCTGAATTTACCCGCATTCTGGAAGCGCAGTTGCGCAGCCTGCATTACGGCGGCACGAGATAACAAAATCAGGAGACAAATTATGACCTGGCCATCTGTCACGATTGAACAGTACAACACGTTCAGTAGCTCGCCGGACGGCGTGGAAAATACGCTGCTGTTTGTGGGCAATGCACAAAACAACAAAGGTAAGGTTCTGCCGGTCAATGCCAACAGTGATCTGGATGAATTGCTGGGAACGAACGCCAGCCCGCTGAAGAATTTCCTTCAGTCAGCACTGACCAATGCCGGACAGAATGCCTTTTTCTATGTTGCCGTTCTGCCGGAAGCAGGCAGGGGCAAAGAAGCGACGCCAGCCTGCCAGGCATGGCAGAACGCCGTACTGGCGGCTCAGGAAACTGTTTCAGTTGAAGGCGTGGTGATCACCGAGCCGGTCAGCACGAAGGATGATATCAACGCCATACAGGCGTTACGTCAGACCATCATCAATAAATATCAGCGCCGCATCTGGTTCATCCTGACCATCGCCGCCAACAACCACAGCAAAACCTGGGCGGAATACGTTGCCGAACTGACCGCACTACAGAAAGGCATTGCAGCCCCGCAGGTCATGCTGGTTCCGGAGATTTTTGGATTTGAACCGGGCGTTCTTGCTGGTCGCCTGTGTAACAGCGCCGTCACCATTGCTGACAGTCCGGCACGTGTGGCAACCGGGGCGCTGTCCGCACTGAAAACCACAGAGCGCCCGAAGGACAGCGCGGGACAGGCAATTGATCTCGCCACCCTGCAGGCGCTGGCAACCGCCCGCTACAGCGTGCCCATGTGGTATGCCGACTATGACGGCCTTTACTGGGCCGACGGCGTGACACTTGAGGTGGAAGGCGGGGACTACAACGTCATCGAACATGTCCGCATTGCTGATAAGGTGGCGCGCCGCGTACGGCTGATGGCCATCCCCAAAATTGCCGATCGCTCACTGAACAGCACACCGGGCAGCATTGCCGCACATGAAACGCTGTTTGCCCGCCCGCTGCGTACCATGGCGAAATCCACGCAGATTAACGGTGTCACCTTTCCGGGCGAAGTGAAATCGCCACAAAAAGGCGATGTGGCCATCACCTGGCAGGACGAAAAGACGGTCAGCATCAGCATTGTTGTCCGCCCTTACGCCTGCCCCAAAACCATCAAAGTGGGCATTCAGCTGGACAAATCTCTGGAGGAGAACGCATGACAACCCGCATTAACGGCATGGCCTTTGATGTTTATGTTGGCGGAACGGATATCCGCGTAAAAAACATTTCGCTGGATATCAGCGACGAAAGCGCCGTGGCCAAAACCCGTGGCATCCCTGACGGCAAACTGCGCGGCCCTGTCAGTGCCGAAGGTGAAATCGAAATGAGTACCCGCAGCTTTAACCAGCTCGGGGAAGTGGCGGCTCAGGCGGGATCGTGGCGTGACCTGCCGCCAATGGATTTTGTGTTTTACGCCAACACGGGCACCGAAGAAATCCGCGTTGAAGCCTTCGGTTGCGAGCTGATGCTTTCGAACCTGTTAAGCATTGACACCGAGAGCGCGGATCTGACCACGCACAAAATCAAGTACGTGGTGGCAAGCCCTGACTTTGTGCGTATCAACGGCGTGCCCGTTCTCTCAGAGAACGACGTGCGCGGGCTGATGGGGTAAACCATGCAGGAGCATGAACGCACCATCATCACCCTGGGCATTCTGGGCGGAATCGCTGCCGCAAGTCGGGTGCTGGCTGGCGCAGAACCGATTACGTTGCGGTTGTTTGTGGGCCGAACCCTGCTGGGGAGCGCGCTGGGTGTTTCTGCCGCCGCCCTGCTGGTTCGCTACCCGAACCTTGACCCACTGGCCATTGCCGGCGCAGGTACCGCAATGGGCGTTGCCGGTTACCAGATTGTGGAAATCTTCCTGCGCCACATGCGCCGGAAGCTGGACGAAAAAGAGAACAAAGAGGAGTAACCGCAATGCAGTCCCGCAGGGATCAGAAAGCCGCTGCCATTGTCTGGAAAATTATCCGGGCGTTGTGGCGCTGGTTGCGTAAACCTCAACAACCCCGTAAGGAGCAAAAATGAAACTCTCCGATAAGCAACAACAATTTACCGTCATGATCGGAAAACTCATCCAGTTTGCCCATCAGCGCGGTTATGGCCTGACGTTCGGTGAGGCGTACCGCACGCCAGAGCAGGCAAAACTCAACGCACAAAAGGGATCAGGCATCACCAACAGTCTGCACTGCCAGCGACTGGCGGTGGATTTTAATCTGTTTATTAACGGTGAATACCAGACCCGCACAGAGGCTTACCGCGAACTGGGCGAGTACTGGGAATCCCTCGGCGGCACATGGGGCGGTCGTTTTAAAAACCGCCCGGATGGCAATCATTTCAGCCTTGAGCACGACGGTGTGCGCTGATTTTACGCTTAATAAGCCTTCCTGCAGGCTTATTAAGCCCTCTTATTCTTGACATTAACAGGACATGATGATGAACGATAAAAACACCCAAACCACCGCAGAGAACGCCATCACTTTACAGGTCGGCGAGCATGAACTGACGTTTATCCCGACGGTGAAAGACTACAACGACCTGCAGAACGACTTCATGCCGGACAATAAAATTGCACCGCTGAAAAACTACCTGCGCCGCATCGTGATTAAAGAGCACCGCGATCTGCTGAACCAGTTGCTGGAAAAACCGGGAATGCCGGCCAGTCTGGCAACTGCCGTGAATAACGAGTTTGTGCCGGAAGTGGAAATCACCGTAAAAAAATAAAAAGCCATCTGGGGGCCATTGATCGCAATGACCTTACCAGGATGCTGATCCTGCGCCGCCACTGGCTGCCCGGTGAAGGTGATTCACCACAGTCACTGGCTGCTGCCGTCTGGCTGGATAACCACTACTGGGAAAATATGGGTATCGCCGTCAATAACGGCATTATCCGCGCCTTTAAGGGAACGTAATGTCACAACAGCGCCTTGAATTACTTCTTGAACTGACAGACCGCCTGACAAGGCCGTTACGCGCAGCCGGGCGACAGGTTCAGGGATTTGCTGCAACAAGTCGGGGAGCTTTTCGGGACATTGCTACCGGAGGCGCTGCGCTCTGGGGAGTGGGTGCAGCCATTCAGGGCGCACTGATGCCAGCCATTGAAATGGACAGGGCGCTCGGTGAGGTGAAATCACTGGGCGTCGCAGAGTCCGGACTGCGTAAACTCAGCCGCGCCGCCGTTGATTTCACTATGGAATACGGCGGAGCTGCGCAGGATTTTGTGCGTGCTTCTTACGACATCCAGTCAGCCATTGCCGGGTTAACTGACGATGAGCTGTCCCGCTTCACCACCGCATCAGCAACAGTGGCAGCAGCAACCAAATCCAGCAGCCAGACCATTACCGCCTACATGGGCACCATGTACGGCATCTTTAAAGACCAGGCTGATGCCATGGGAAAAAGTAAATGGGTGGAGCAGATCGCCGGACAAACCGCCACTGCCGTGCAAATGTTTAAAACAACCGGCGATAACATGTCAGCGGCATTCACCACACTGGGTGCCAGCGCAAAAGCAGCCGGTATTGATGCGGCCGAGCAGTTCGCCGTACTGGGGCAACTGCAGGCAACCATGAGTGGCAGCGAGGCTGGTACAAAATATAAATCCTTCCTGGCATCCGTTGGTAAAGCACAGAAAAAGCTGGGGCTTAATTTCGTGAATAAAGACGGCACGATGAAAAGTGTTGTCGAGATCATGAAACTTATCAGGGGCAAATTTGGTGATCTGTCAAAAGTGGCTGACTCTGATTTGCTGAAAAGCGCTTTTGGCTCCGATGAGGCTGTGGCCATGATTAAATTGCTCAATGCAGACATTGGCGGACTGGAAAAGAACATCGCCACGCTGGGCAATATCAAAGGTATGGATAAGGCTGTCGAAATGGCACAAGCCATGGCCGATCCGTGGGAACAGGCCGCTGCGATTATTAACGGCATTCGCATTGAAATTGGCACACAACTGTTACCCGTTCTGTATCCATTCATCCAGAAAAGCAACGAAGGCGGTAAATCCTTTGTTGCCTGGTTGCGTCTGTATCCAAACATCACACGTGCAATCGGCTTATTAAGCGCGGCACTTATTGGTGTTGCGGCGGTTGGCGCAACGGTCAATATCGTAATGGGGGTGGCGAAATTTATCTGGGTGGGATTACGCATGGTCTGGATGGCCGCAATCGCACCACTGAAATTAATCATCTTTCTGTATCGTGCCCTGAAAGTGGTTATGCTGGCGTTCTGTGCTACTGCCCGCATGGTCAGGGCATTATATCTGGCGATGAGTATCGCCATGGGGGCGCACAATGTCAGGGCCAAAATTCAGATTGCACTGCTGAAACTGCAACGCATCGGTATGTGGCTTTATTCTGCCGCACTGGGCGCTGCAGCTGTGGCCATGAAAATTTATACCGCTGTTACCGGTGGCGCAGCCGTTGCCACTCAGCTACTTTTCAGCCCGATAACGTTAATCATCCTGGCACTGGCTGCGCTGGGCGTGGGCATTTATTTTCTGATTACCCGCTGGGATGAGATCAAAGCGGCACTGATGGATACAGCCGCTTTTCAGTGGGTAACCAGTGTCATAAAAAATATAGCTGTATGGTTCGGCAATACCTGGAAAGGCATTAAAAGCGGCTGGGATGCCGTTATTAATTATTTTTCCACCCGCTCACCGCTGGAAATATTTCAGGATTATGTTCGTCTGATTAATAAATTATTTTCAGGACTATGGCGCACAATTATCGGTATGTTCAGCTCAGCATTCAGATGGATTGCTGACAAGCTGAATATGCTCCCGGGTATAAATATTGATGTACCAGAAATTACAGATAACAGTGAGGGTTCTGTATTAACCGGTGGAAAAGTTATTAGCGCCGGGCCAGGTGGCATTGCGGCAAAAATGCAAAATAACAGCGACAGCCAGACCACAATTGATAACTCCCGTCGCGTGGTCAATGTCAATGTGCAGGATGCATCCCCGGCCCACCTTAATGAATGGATGGAGCTGCATGCATACTGATAAACCGCTTTACATTGATTTGCTTATCACCGGTCGCAATTTCACGCTGAACAGCGCCGCCGAACCGGTGCTGTGCAACAACAGGGAAAGCATTGCCCAGGACTGCCAGCACGCCATCATTGAAAGCGGACTGGCAACGCGCCTGCTGGCTGAAAAAAGCCCGACGCTTCGCGCCGACATTATGATGCAGATGACACTGCTGATTGAAGATGATAAGCGCATCACACCCGGCACGGTCAGTGTGACAGAGGAAACCCCGCTTTCCGGCCGCCTGCTGATTAGCGCCCACACCGAAGATTTTTTTGATCCCCTGACTTTTACGGTATCTCTTGATGATTAACGGCAAACCAACCGCAGATTACGAGCGCATTCTGGCTGATAACGGCATGCCGGTAACCGAAGAACAGGCGCGCACTGAATTTGAGGCCATCGTTAAAGACGAAGGGCTTATCACTAACACATCCCGCATGTCGCCGTTCTGGCGGTTGATTACAGCCATTACCACAAAGCCCGTGATGTGGCTGAAAGATGCACTGGTTAATGTGGTAATGAAAAACCTGTTTCTGGTAAGTGCCAGCGGTGTATTTGTGGATGTTTTCGCATGGGCGGTAAACCTGCAGCGCAAGGCTGCCACGCACGCAGCTGGCGTGATTCGTTTCACAAAAGACGACATTGATCACGCGGTCACCGTACCGGCTGGTACGCAGATTCAGACAGAACGCATTAACGGCGTGATTTATACGCTGACCGTTGTCAGGGATACCATTATTCCGGCAGGAACACTCAGCATGAACATCGATGTTTCTGCTGAACAGGCCGGAGCCGGGTTTAACCTCGCGCCGGGGTATTACCGCATTCTTCCGGTGGCGATTAATGGTATCGCCGGCGTTGAGAACGACGAAAACTGGCTGACCACGCCGGGGGCCAACGAAGAAAGCGACGACGAACTGCGTGATCGCGTTCGCAATCAGTTTAATCTTGCCGGTGCTTATCACACCGACGCTGTTTACCGGGGATTAATTGCCGGTGTTGCCGGCATCAGTGCCGACCGCATCTATTTTTTGCATGACGCACCACGCGGCCCCGGCACAGCAAACGCTTACATTCTGCTGGATACCGGCATCGCATCCGGACCGTTCGTTGATGCAGTAAACGCATTTATTAACGATGAAGGTCATCACGGACACGGCGATGATTTGCGCTGTTTTTCCATGCCTGAAACGCGCCATGCCCTGACCGTGACACTCTGGCTGTATGCAACACTGAACCTCAACGCTGAAGAGATACAGGCTTTATTACGCAACGTAGAGAATCTGGTCCGCTGTGCGTTTCGCGAAAACAGCGATTATGACGTTCAGAAAACATGGCCGTACAGCCGTTTCAGCATGTCCCGACTGGGCGAAGAGATCCACCAGGTATTTCCGCAGGTGGAATCGGTCACGTTTTCCCTTCCGGATATTCTCAGCGACCTGGCTGTGCCTCGCCTGGAATCCCTTATCGTGGAGGTGGGGTCATGAATATTCCGGAGATGCCCGAATTCCCTCTCCCAACCTGGATGAACAAGGGAGAGCCATTAACACTGGCACATTCTTCACGTCGTTACTGGGAGAAGGTCTACAGCTGGCTGACATGGCCACTACAGCAAATTGATGTTGATACCTGCGCAGAGCCTCTGCTTAACCTGCTGGCCTATCAGCGCAACATCACCCGCTTCAGTGGGGAGCCAGTTTCATTATTTCGCTTAAGGGTAAAACACGCGTTTATCAACGCTCAGGACTCGGGCGAACGCGCAGGCTTCGAACGCATCTTTAAGCGTCTTGGGGTGGGAGAGGTAAAAACCCTGGAACGACAGCTGCAGCATGACTGGGACGTTATTTTACTGCGTATCAATGACACCCAGTTAAGCGAAAACAACGCCCTGATGATGCAGCTCGTGCGCCAGTATGGCCGTACCTGCAGGCGCTATTTCTTTCAGGTGATTAATACAACCACCGCTCACCTGACAGCCGGCACATTTAGCGGTGATTACCGGTATTACGTGGCAAAAGCGACGATACGTCCAGGCACAATCAGATTAAACGCATCATTACAGGCAGGGCATTACGGATTATCCGTGGAGCATTACACATTACAGGCAGGTAACGCATGAGCACAATTATTACTGAACAATATGAAAACTGGTGCGCAGATCAGATTATCAGCGATAAACCCGCACGCCCGGACATGTTTGTTTTTGCGTATATCCCGGGACAGGATGAGTCTGCCGAAATTCCCCGTGACGAGGCTTTGCCCGATGAATCCATGATTCAGTACCGCGCGCCGGTCACTCAGTATGGACTGCTGTCCCCGAATGCTGCCGCATTTTCCATTATTCTGGACACCACTATCGGTGACTTCGAATATAACTGGATTGGCCTCATGAACGAAGAAAGCGGCGTGCTCTGCATGATTGCACACACACCGCGCCAGCAAAAAATTAAAACAGCAAACGGCGTGCAGGGAAATAACCTTATTCGCACCTTTGCCATGGAGTTTGACGGTGCGGCTGCGGCAATGCATATCGATGTCAGTGCTGATGTCTGGCAGATTGATTTTACTGCCCGACTCGCGGGAATGGATGAATCACGTCGCCTGTTGGCATTTGATCACTACGGTGAAGCTGCCTTTCTGGGGGACGGTTTTCAGGTCAGCTATCAGGACGGTACCGCCACTGTTGCCGCCGGCGTGGGTTATGTGGGAGGCCTGCGCGTCAGTCTGCGCGAACCTTACAGCCTGCCGGCTGCGGTCGGGGATACCCTCTGGATTGATGCAAGCTGGCAGGGATTTGTTACCGGCGAATGGAATACCGTTTTTACGTTCTGCGCCAGCAAGGAACATGCGTCCTATACAGACGGTAACGGCTTCCGACACTTTGTCGCGCCACTTGCAAAAATGACAGCAGACGGCCCGCAGGACCTGCGCCCGGAGACACCCGACGAGGAACAAAGCAATGCACTGGCAGAGCACGAGAAATCCCGCAGACACCCGGACGCAACACTGAATGAGAAAGGCTTTGCGCAGTACAGCAACGCCACCGACAGCGACGCAGAAGACCGCGCCGCCACGTCAAAAGCGGTAAAAATCGCAATGAATAACGCTAATGATCGTCTTGCTAAAAATCGCAACGGTAGCGACATCCCCAACAAACCACTGTTTATCGAAAATGTCGGATTAAAACCCACTGTCGATAAAGCTGACGGTGCAGTTCAGCGCAGTGGCGACACAATGACAGGCCCCCTGACACTCCCACAACTACAGACAACTGGCATGGTAAAAAGCGCAGGAGAGATACAAACAGCATCTCCAAACAGCTACAGAATGGTATACGGAAATATCGGATCATTCTGGCACCAGAACGGCACTTACCTGTATCTGATGATGACCGACAGGGGCACCCCATACGGGGGGTTTAACGGATTGAGACCGTTTACGATCGACTTATCCACCGGCAAAGTATCTCTGGGAAATGGCGTAAATGGTAACTGTGTTGCATCCGGTGAAGTGCAGTCAGGAAGTGGCTCTGCCCGCCTCGCATCAAATGGCGATGTGCATGGAAGTATCTGGGGCGGTTCATTAGCCGGTTACCTGGGCAGAACAGGAGTGCAGGATATCCGCTATGGCTCCGAAATGTTTTATAACCCAGGAGGTAACCAGATATCCTGGACATTTCGCTCACCTTCAGGCCACGGATTATCCGGTATTAACGTGCAGGAAACCGGAAGCAACTCGGCAGATAACATCAGCGGCGTGTATTACCGCCCTCTTCAGAAACTGATTAATGGCACCTGGTATAACGTAGCGAGTGTATAACAATGCTTCATTTAAAAAACATTACTCCGGGAGATCCGAAAACAGCTGAACAATATCAGATGACAAAACAATATGCCGTCACCTGGCTTTTTTCGGAAGACGGTAAAAACTGGTATGAAGAACTGAAGAATTTCGCCAGTGACACAATAAAAATAGTTTACACCGGGGATGGGCGCGTGGTGTGGGTCGGTAAGGATGTGACAGGTATTGAGCCTCGCAATGCCAGCGTTATTGAAGTTCCTGATATTACCGCTAACCGCCGCATCACTGCGCCGGGTTACTGGTTTTACCGCAATGATGAATTTGTCTTCGACTACAAATTAAAAGCAGAAGACGAGCGTGATGTTCTGCTAAAACAGGCCAGCATTATGTCCAGTGAGTGGGAAAAAGACCTGCTGCTGGGGTTAATCAGTGACGGAGACCGGGAAAACCTAAAAGCCTGGCGCATTTACGCGAAATCGCTGCAGGCGATGGATTTCAGCCAGATTACCGATAAATCATCGTATGCCACAATTGCATGGCCGGAATTACTGCAGGATATTAACGGGAATAAAAAATAATGAGCGCGCTGTTGACGAAAGCATTTGAGAAATGGGTTGCTGAATGCGCCGCCAGTAATTTACCGGCGCGACCTGACTCCATTGTTTTTGCACTGATGGAAAGGGAACCATCCAGAGATGATGAAGTTGTCCCTCCAGAAAAAATCACACACACGGTAAATAATCTGCACTATGGAAAACTGGATCCAAACAGCATTGTCTGTAGTGCCGTTGTTGCTGATAACGAGACATTCACTTATGACTGGATTTGCCTGGTCCATCAACCCAGCAACACACTGTGCGGTGTAATTAAAACCCCGGTTCGCCACAAACTGGCCGGCGAAACACTCATCCGCAATTTTGCTGTCATTTACAGCGGCCTGGCTCAGGCTGCACACATTACTGTTCCTCCTGAAAGCTGGCAAACAGACATCTCGCAGGAGATGAAAACAATTCAGGGCTTTATCAGCGATCACATAGCAGTATCAACCCGTTATGCGGTCACCGAAGCTAATAAGCAGTTTTTGTCCATGCAAATAACCCACGGGCGTTATTCAGGGCTCTGGCGTTATCTTAATTCAACCGGGGGTATTAACTGGTATTTTTTGTTTCTTGCAATGTATGAAAGCGAAGGCAAGGCCTTTTCTCTCAGGGACAGAATCGTTATTTGTGAAAAAGCCTTTCGTCTCGGTATAACAGCGCCATTCATGACGAATTTCCGTTATGAAGCCGGACAGCGCGTGATGATTAACAGCACGCTCTTTTTTGTAAATATCGCCGGCATTTCCGGAGAAACCACACCTGATATCAGTAGCATCTCACAAGGTGAGTTTATTTATACAGGCTCTGCTGTTCTTGAATGTCTCGGGAAGACCAGCAAAGAGATCCCGTCATCATGGTCATGGTTCTTTACCGATGTGGCCGCTGATTTATATTCACCGGTTGCCCCTGATTCTACAGACAGTTACCCATCCCTCTGGTTTGCCTGTATTGCTGAAATCGCAGACGCTTCGTGGTTACAGGCCCCTTCAGGGCTCGGCAATCATTCCAGATGGGAAATTATCAGACTGGTAGCGGAAAATAATATTTTGCGTCAGCTAAATACTGGTGCAAATCTGGTAAACGTCTTTCAGGGAAACGTTGCTCCCGGTAATACTCATTACGCGCAATGTTTTTGTCAGGATAATGCCGAAGTGTATGCCGGTTTACGGGCCCTGGTCTTTCTGGCCGGACTGGTTAATGACTCTGATGCCGCCTCGCAATATTCCAACGCAATGAAAACAATTAAAACAGGGTTGCTGGCATTATTTGTTCCGGGCCAGAACAGATTCAAGACGTATTACAATGAAGCTGATTACCCCGATACCCCGGGCGATGCTCGTTTTGTGCAAAAAGACCGTTTCTCTGTTGCTCCGTGGCGTTTTGGTGTGCTGGATACACCTGCTGAACAGGTACAATATGGACTATCCGTTCTGGATGCCATCCAGAAAGATTATCCTGATTTATTTACATCGGATTACGCAGGCATTGATACTTTCGCCATGAGCGACTTTTTTGCATTCGTGGCAAAAGTTACGGCCTCACAGACTGCCGCAACAACAGCCCTTCGTCGTCTGCAGATCCGAAAAACGGCCGCCGTAACAATTTCAGATATTGCATCAGCAATGTCTGTTTCAGCGTGGGGTGCAGTCCCCTGCATGAGTACACGCGACTTTATGCGAATTAATGGTCGCTCCGTTGTTGGAGGTGAAGATATTGTCTTTCCGGAAAGAGAGATCAGACACATTACCCCCGTCAATAACGCCCAGGTGGTTGTGGATAAACTCACCAATGACACCGTATTGTTTATTGATAATGACTCTGCACTTTCATATCTCCAGTTCAGGATAGCACCAGGGCTGGTTGATGGTTGTCACCTGTCAGTCACGGCGAAGAGGGACGTGACGCGAACATCATTTCTTACACAGGATGCACAGGTTTCAGATGCTCCGGAAGCGTTATTTGCAGGGAAAAGCGTTACATTTACGTACAATGCAACCACGCAAACATGGTACAGAAACTTTGTACCTGCAGTTTCTTCTGCTGCTACAAATTTATTAAAAAAACAATCAGAATCTCTGTTTGTTGATGGCGCTCACCCGATCATCCCAAAAATGCTCGTAAGCACCCTGAACTCCAGTCTGGATTCATTTAAAAGCCTGCCCGATGGTTCGCGTGTTTATCCCCTGAAGCTGGATGTATCAAACCCCATCGGGCAATCCTCGGTTGGCGATATCGGAATCGCTGTTTCAGCGCAGATTGAGCCGCGTTATCTCTATCAGAACCAGAACCGACAGTACATTTCAGCGCAGTATTTTGTCAGCTCTGTCTCTGCAAATGCGGGAACAATCACTATCGGAATACAGGTGGTGATGCCTGATAAACCTCACTATGCACTGGATATGTCAACACTGGAAGAAGTTGCCGGCGCAGATAATGGGCTGCTCCCCTGTGTTGTGGTTATAAAAACACTTGCAGGGACAACGTTGCGTCAGAACGGAATGGGGTAACATTTGAACGTACAGGAAAATGAGATGAAATATTCTGTATGGGAGCACGCCATTCTGCGCCCGGCCCCCATGGCCATCACCTGTTCAATGGTTTGTCTCCATCCATGGTCAGAAAATACGGGAAACATTACACCATCAGGGCGTTACCTCAGCCCGGATAATGCTGTATCCGCGCTTTTACCTTATCTGACAGAAAGCACTGAAAAAGATGTTGTGGCGCTGTTATTTTGCGCCCCGTCTGCTGGCGAGTTTTTATCACTGGCCAGACAGTTTTCAGGTGCACTTCCATTGCCGGAAGTGGGAAGAATGTCCCGCATGATCTCCAGCCAGCTTTCGCTGGCCGTGAGTAAAATGCAGCTCCCTGCAAAACCGGCAACCACACTTCCTGCAGAAGTCACGCTGTCCACACAAACCACCCGCAGCATGACGCGGGCAGCGACTATTGCGCAGGCTGCGATCCCGACCGCTGTATCTCCGGAAACATTATCCTCGTCTCTGAATCAATTCAGAATCGCGAGAGATAAGGCACTACAGGAAATCACCGACCAGCAGGCCGCAATTCAGAAAAACACATGTCCGGTGTGGCGTTTTTTTTATACGGGCACGCTAAATCAGGTTGCAGCACTGATAAAAAAAAATATTCCACATCCGGAATGGGTTTTTACAGCTGTGATGCTGTTTGTCGGTAATGATCTTTCATCACTAAGAGAATCACTACATGACCCAGATGATCGTTCTTGCACTTGACGGGGAAGCCATTCTGTTACGCAACATCATCGTCAGCGCCACCATGCAACTACCGGATAAAGATATGTCCGGACAGTCAACCAGCACCACCAGTGCCCAGCAGGGAAGCAAGGCTAAAGAGCTGCGTGTATCAGGCGTCATTGATTTTAATGATGAAGCTGTTCTGACCCGTATATTTCAGCTTGCAGAAGCCACAGAAAGCAACGGGGCTAAAAAAACATACCGCATCGCCAACGCTACTGCTAAGGCGATTAATATGCGACAGGGTGTTTTTTCGGGCGGTATTGATGCAACGGAACAACAGGGCAAGATGCACTGGCAGGTCACCTTTACTCTCAGGGAAAAATTAAGCGTGCCGGAAAAAGCATCGGCACGCAGTGGCTCACAGAAAACAATCGCAAAGCAGCAGACACAGAACGGCAGTGAGCAGGCACCGGATAAAGGAATGAATACCCAGGAGACTTTCTGGAAAAACATCAATGATGGTATTGGCTCCGGGCTGGACTGGATTGGCATCGGGAGCGTGAAAGAGGAAGGGAAAACATGAAATTAATCCAACGTTGCATGATTAATGGCGAGCTGGCGGAAATTGCCGATATCAGCCTTGTCCTTACCCTGAATGCTGCCGGTCGCGGCTTCATTTCTGTTAATAATCTGTCACCGGAAAAAAGCCTTGCCGGCGCAATGATACAAATTGATCTCGGCCGTAATGGTGAGGCATGGCGCTATTTCTCCGGCTACATTGAGCGCGATCAACCCGCCGAAAATGGCTCACGCCGCCTTTTTATCCGTGAAGCAGCTGCCGTGCTGGATTTTGATTTCCCCTGCTCCATGCAACATCCAACGTTACGGGATGTACTCGATAATCTGGGTAAACAAAGCGGCATCGTTTTCATCACGCCAGATGCGGATTACGTCAGCACACCGACACCTTACATCACCCACAGCGGCAGCGGAGCACAACTGCTCAGCCAGCTGGGGCGAGCATTCAGTATCAGCGATTACGTCTGGCATCCAATGCCGGACGGTTCCGTATTTGTGGGAAGCGCACCGGATTCACGGTTTGCCAGTATTACCATGCCGGATATTCCGCAACAGTACACACTCGGGCAAAGCGGCGGAAACAGCATCGACATCATGTTTATGGAAACTGTGCGGCCGGGCGTGAACCTTCCGGCCGGGCGCATTACCCGTGTAGCCCTCAACAACGAGAAAATGACCCTGACATGGGAACGCCTTACCGCCACGGGTAGCCCTGTTTCCAAATCACCATTACGCAGACAGATGGAAACACAGTTCCCGGAACTGGCCAGCGGCACTCTGCATACCCGGCTGGCGCGCGTCATTGCCCCAACGGAATCCGTCACCCTAGGCGATATTGCCGACAGCTTCCGCCCACGCTACGCCGTCGATGTGCAACTGCTTGATGAGAACGGCAACGATAAAAGCGATACGCCTGTTTATCCGGCAGTACCACTCCCCGTCCCGATGGCAGGTAGCGAGGCGGGATGTTTTGCCTACCCGCCGGCAGGCACCATCGTGGAAATATCCAACATTGAAGGGCGACCGGATAAACCTGTCATCAGGCAAATCTTACCCGCGGGCCATAACCTGCCTGATGTAAAGCCCGGCGAACAACTGCAGCAACAGCGCGCAGAAGTGTTTCAGCGCGTCACGACTGACGGAAGCTGGCACAGAGAAACTGACCAGCAAATCAGGGAGCATTCAGCCAGGCGAACCATTAACAGCGATCAGGAAGAACGCACAACAACAACCAGAACAACAACAGTCCAGGCAAACGACATAACCAGTGTTCTTGGCACCAGTAAGCTGATGACAGGCCAGACAGAACACCTTACTACCGGCAATTATGCGATCGCAGCCGGTGAGCATATCCAGATGGTAGCGCAGGATTTGCTGACTCAACTCAAAGGGGCGATATCCACCATTGAGCATGACCTCACCGAAAACGTGGGAGGCCGCAGAACATGCAGGGCGGACGGCGGTCTGGAGTTTACCTCCCCGACAGTATTTATTGGTCGCGGCGGCTCGCGGGAAAAGTCCGGGCTTAACCTGCTGACGTTGCTGATCGATATTCTGGATCTGATTCAATTGCTGGCCACACATACAGCAAACCACACCCATAGCAACACAGGCACGCCAATGAACAGCGGCGAACTTGCCGCAGATGCCCTGCAGGCGACGAGTCTGCGCGAAAAATACGGCGACATTATCGCCTGAACACCAGACATAAAAGCCACATAAACGCCCCATCACGCAACGCACGGTCCCGGCCGTGCGTTTTCCTATCCACCACCTGATTAATGCGTTCTGCGTGCCATTCTGGCGCTGTATGCACACACCGCGTAAACGGAGTGACGTAAAGCGTGAGGTGACGTAAACCGCGCTACCCCCTCCAACCCGCGGGTTTCGTGTCGAAACACTTTTTCAGTTTTCTGCCGTGCAAAAATGACCGCCAGCCCGCGCAGCAACTGAGGGAAAAGCGAAGATCTGAAATTTCACGCTTTGAAATTTTTTTCAGTTTTCAGAGAGGTTTTTACGATCCCATAAATGGCAGGAGCAATAAAACTGTATGATATTAAAAGAGTTTTCATGCTTTACGTGAGATGAGACACGATCACGAAAGGATCGCATCAAAAAATCGTCAAACAACGAAGCCAGACGCGGCGCGGCCTGCGTAAAATTAAGAGTCAAAATTAAACTGAAAAAAGGATCAATACAGCGCATCGATCGCACATGACGATCTACGCAGCAACAGGACAAAAAAAACCGGCGCGAACGCCGGCGGAAGCATGTATCAAATGCGTGACTGAATAATGTCTGCGGTCGGGAATTTTATATCAAAAGGCTGACAGGCCTCAACGGATTGAAACAAGGGAAAAAACCAGGCTAGAATTCGCGCGGGTGCCTTTCGGCTGATGGCTGGAGGGAATACCTGAAGGCCGGATGTGGAAAGGCCCCGGAAAACATTTTTGTTTAACCGAGGCCCTAACCATCTACCCTAGACAAGTGATAGGTTAGCGCCTCCCTGAAAAAGGAGCAAGCGCTATGTCGCAAAAATCGCTTACGGCCATTACGTTCTGCGTAACGGCAATCCTCATCATCTGGATGCTGCACGGTTCGCTGTGTGAGATACGGATGAGTTTCTGGGGAGCGGAGTTTGCGGCGTTCTTACAGTGTAAGCAGTAAGGAAACCGCGACGGGGGAGCAATCCCCCGTCAATCGGTTGTCAGGGCAAGACTGATAAGGCACCCTATACACATCCCAAAGCAGAAACTCGCAGCGTAAAAACTGCGAGTTTTCTTTTTGGGACCACTCACAATGATGTAATTCACATATTCTTTATAGCATCGAAAATATTTATCAATTCTGGACGCTCCCCTTTTTTCTTTTGCCAATAACATCCGGATTGCAAAAGATAAATAAAATCATCTTGGTTCATCGACAACTCACCAAACAATTTTAATTTATTTCTTTTTTCATTGGGGATAAAAACATCCACAATAATTTTTCCGGGGTCATAGGTTTGACTTTCAACTAAAACAGGAAGACGCTCAACAATGCGAGGTTCTATGCGCCCATTAACTGAAAGCTCACCGCTAAAGGAACCATCAAACAAGGAAACAGTATCGTAACCAGAAAAACATTCATATTTTACCTGTAAGACAACTGCATCATCTCTTTGTAGAAATTCAGAGTAAGAACCATAACCACTACGGTCACTATAAAATACATCTCCTTGGTGAAACTGGTAAGAGGAACCTTGCGTCCAAACCTCATAAATGTAATCACCATAAGTAACCTTTGTCAGCCTTATATCAAGCGCCTCTTTAAAGACCTCCTTCACAGCGAAACGCCAACCAACAGCAAAACCATCAGAAAAATTTGCTATAAGCGCAGTGCTTCGCCTTGGTTCCCGCACCGTACGAACAGTTAAAGAAAACTCTTCAACCATACGTTGCCAAGCTTCAACATCCTTTTCTATATTTTGTTGATAAGCATCACCAATATCTTCAGATTTATAAGGTATTTCTCCAGTATCTATAAAACTCAGGAATTGTCCTTCGCTCAGAATAAGTGCACCGTAATCGTTAGCCTTTTGAACCTTTCTCCATCCCTTATTATCGCCAACACAAAGAATGAATAACGATTTTGAAACATCCATTTTCACATCAAAATTATTATTAACGGCTATTTCTGTTAACCGCGCCCTATCTGATTGTTTAAACCCAGTAAAGCAAATAGAGAATTTGTTTTTCGACGTGGATTGCTTGGGAGGAATATAATCACTGGAAGTCAGAGGCGGTTCATCATTCCATGCATTAAAAGCCTCATTAAGGGCAGCTTCTGAATCAAACATTCGCAAGATTCTATCTTTACGAAAAGTCCTAAAACCACGACGACTCAAAGAATACCCTTGAACAAATCCTTCTCTCTCTACAACCCTGATAACACTTTGTGCAGAAAGTTCACCACTGGCATTCACATACAGAAAAAATGCCTCTTTATTTTCATTTACCTTTTGGGGATCAAACAT